TTATTGGTAAAATCTTATTTCTATGCTTAAATCTGAAAAAGCAATATCAGTGTGAGTTATACCTATTTTTGTAATCAGATTTATTCCAGTTGGTACTATAGAAGTTTGTATTACCCCAAGAACTTCTAGTCCTCCATCTGTTGTCATAACAGATCCTATAATACAAGTTGTCTTAGCAAGGTCTATAACTCCAGCGTATGGACCTCCAGATAAAGTTCCTTTATAAAATCCTGTTCCTATTTTAGTCCAAAGTATAGAACCTCCTATTTCATTTTGTAGCGGAGAAGATGAGCTCCATGTTGGAGGTCCTGGTTCTAATAAATCTAAGTTTCCTACTACAGATTTGTATGGAATTGCAGTAGGAATAGGAATATCAGATATTTGGTCTTCAAGATACTCTCTAGTTATTAATACCTTACCTGTAGATTCATCATTTATCTCAGTCATAGATAAACTTGGAGCAACAATAACTCCGCTGTTATAAATAACAAAAGCATCACTTCTTGAGGTTGCTGAGTTAGTTGAATCGTCTATAACTCCATTACCAACTACAAATAATTTCTTAGTAGTTGTGTTATAAGTGTTAACTGGATCATTAATTATTATAGCGCCTTGGCCTACAACTGTTGTTCCTGCTCCGCTAACTATATTACTTACTCCAAGAACTGTATTTCCTTTACCAGTTGAACTTAATTTAACTCCTAAAGTTGTTGAGTAAGAAGCTGACGAATCTATGTTGTTTCCGCTAACAAGAGAATGAACTCCTGAATTTGATGAATTACTACCAAGTATAACTGAGTTTTCTGCAGAAGCTATCACATTTACTCCTTGAGCAAAAGAGTTTAATCCTGTAGCTCCGTTAAGATCTGGAAGATAAGATGTACTTATGTCAAATGCATTTAATCCTATATTACCGTAATTAGAAGATACTCTTCCTCTTTTAATTATCCCGTTCCCATTTCCTTCATTTATAGTTTGTAATGGAGCTATATCAGATGCAGGAGGAGTATATGTTGCTGTACTATTAATTATGTAAGGAGTTGTTGTACTGCCATTACCTGTTATAGTTACATTTATACCAGATATTATTTTAGTATCTGTACCTGGAACTATTTTAAAAAAATTATATTTTTTGTTAGAATATCCAGGATTAGGATAGACTATTCCATTTGGATATGTAAAGTCTGAAGCCATAAGTTTAGTTCCTGTTTCAGGAACTGCAACTTCTCTCCATACCCATTCAGTTTTTTCTCCCCAACAATATACTTTAAGGTTATCATAATATGTATACGCTAAGTTGTCAGCATCTCCTAAATCAGCTAATTCTGCTTGACTTATAGAAAATCTTTTATGATCTAATGGTAGTTGAGTTGTTACTCTTAAACTTGTTGCTATGTCGCTAAAATTTGCCATATTATATATTAATTATAAATTCTTATTTCTATTGTAGCATCTGTCAAACCAACATCTGCAACTCCAGTAGTATTTTCAGTGTTAAAAGTAACAACTGTTGTGTTTGTTCTAGTACCACTTATCACTCTACTATTACCTGTTCCTCCTGTACTTCTCATTCCAAATATAGCAACCTTATCTGCAATAAGAACTGCTGAAGAAAATGTAGCTGTATAAATACCTGCAGAACTATATCCCCAAGATACTGTAGCTCCAGTAGTATTTTCTAATACTTTAGGAGTAGGTGTTCCAACTCCTGCTTGAGTAATTAAAGCGGTATATACTGTATATCCAACGTTATTTAATTGGCTTATTAGCCCAGTAGAAGTATCTCTAACTAATATTTTATGATTATTAGTAGAAGGAGTTATGAGTGGAGCTATTGGCAATATCATATATCCTGCAGAAGTAAAAGAAAGCCTAGTAGTATTAAGAGCTCCAGTTCCTATATGGATTTCTCCAGTCATTCCTGCAGCATGATTTCCGTCATAACCTCCGATAATAACGTTATCATTACCTGTAGTTACACCAGCTTTTTGTAGAGGGTTAATAACAATATTTCTACTACCAGTAGTTATACTAGCATTTGTAATATTTTCTATAAGAATGTTATTGCTACCAGAAGTTATATCTCTACCTGCTTGAAACCCTACAGTTATATTTTCACTTCCAGTTAATCCAGGACTTGTACCTCCTGCGGCAGCATATCCTATACCAGTATTCTTTATTCCAGAAGTAAGATTGTATCCACATCCTGAACCTACAGCTACATTATAAGAACCTGTAGTGTGATTCTCTAAAGATTGAGCGCCAACAGCTACGTTATCTACTCCTCCATTAGAAACATACATACTATAAGCTCCTATGGCCGTATTTCTATTTCCTGTAACTTCATTATATAATGCTGCAGACCCAAAACCTGTATTAGTATCTCCTGTGGTTATTGATTTTAAAACACCTTCACCAAAAGAAGTGTTATCAGGATTATTTCCAGCACCATTATTCCATATAGTATTCTCAGCATTATCAAATTCTATAGGAAGCAATGAGGTAGTTCCATTAGCCATAAGATATTCAGTTGCTAACCCTCCAGTTTTTATAAAAGAAACAGATTCAATATTTCCTGCATTATCTATTGTAACTAAATCTACAGCATTTTTAGTATATTTAAATGGGTTCCCACTTGCAGCTACTTCATTATTGATAATTAAACCAGTACCAGACGATGCATTATTTATAAGAGCGCCGTCTCCTGTAGATTGATTATCTATATCTATTGATGGAAGTAAGGATGTAGAAGCAATGACTATTGCTTTATTAATATCATTTACTATATTAATTGCCGGGCCAGTCCCTTGGTTAAATATATCAACACCTATTCCTGTACTTTGATTTTCTATAGAAATAGCACTACCAGAGCCACTATTAACATTAAGAGATCCTACCCCAGAACTAAGATTGGTAGTATACGATCCTGATCCTAATCCAGTATTGGTTATAGATAAGCCTGTACCATTTAAATTAGTTATCAATATTCCAGCTCCTCCAACTCCATTATTATCTACCTGTAGCCCTATATTATAGGAGTCGTTAAATAATGATATACCTGTGGTGCCAGGAACTATTGATTCTACATATATTCCTGTAGATGTGTTATTAGTTATAACGCTAAGCCCGCTTCCAGATAGAGTTTGATTTATAGAAATACTATCGCTTCCAACTGAATTATTAACTATAATTGAAGATTCTGATAATTGTGTTGTAAATGTTTTTTCGCCAGTTATAATTTCTGCTCCCGCTTTATGGACTACTAATGAATTAGTAGCTAATAATGCGTCTTGCTGGTCAATGTAATCAACTATATCTTTACAATTATTACCAACATCTGTTGGAGTAATTGAACTTACTGTTATTTTATTTGTTATCGCAGCATCTATCTGCGTTTTTAATTGTGCACTTGTCATGTTTAAGCAAATGTGTTATTATATACATTATTAAATATTTTGAGACCTTCTTCTCCAGGAGTTTCAATTATTGTAAAGATGAATTCTCCGTGAGAGTGAACCCATTCTGAAACAAATAAAACTACTTTTAAGTCTAATACATCATGCCTAGTAAAAGCATGAGTTACATCATTTCCTAATACATCTTTTATTACAAATCCACTTGAGGTAAATCCTGGCTCAAAAGCAAAACAAACTCTACCTATGTAGTCTAATTTAACTTCTAAAGTAAATGTAAATTCTGTTTTATTTATAAAAGGTTTATCTAGTAAATAATCGTCTTCTACAATAGCTGTAATTATATCTGGATACTCAGTAAAAGGAGTTGGTTCTTGCCAATAGTAAACTTTTGGAATAAGAGGTGGAGTAGGTTGATCTGTTTTATCAGCAACTATAAATTTAGTTTTAAGAGATGCCGGAGTTTTAAAGCTCTGTAAATTATTTACCTTACAAATATCTGGAGATGTATTATATAGTAATCTATAAATACATTGCAGTTTCTTTTTCTGATCATGCGTAAGTACTAAATTGCAATCGCTGATGTATTTAAATAAAACATTAAGTAAATACAAATCTATAGATTCAAGTTTTCCTTTTATTTTAGCTTGATTATATATTTTTAGCAACGAAGCATTTAGTATTGATGCATGATTTACTTCGTTTATTTCCATCATGGTGTAAATTGTTTAAAGGTTCCACAAGTAGTGCATTCAACTGTCCCACAATTTACGCATGAATCAGTTAAACTACATAGTTTCTTTAACATATTAACTTGGTCTATTGCGTCTGAATAAAACCCTAATTCTATATTTAAAATTATAGCCTCTAGTCCTAAGTTAATGGATGTTATTAATCCTTTATTAATATTTGGTTTACAACTAGTGCAATCTTTAGTATTTGCTTTTAAAAATTCATTTAAAGAACATTTATAGTAATCATATAGATTATAAGTAATGGCTAGTGCAGGCTCGAAACAAGTAGAGCATTCGTCTTCTGGTTGGTTAGTTTCGACCTCCATAAACCATAAATCTTTAAACGAAGCCACTTCTAATTCAGCTGCAGTATATATAAGAACCTCTTGATTATTTGTGTTCTCTAGTTTAAAAGAACCATCTATAGATAACGTATAGTCTTTAAAGGAGTTCATATCCCAAAAGCGGATAGATGTAATCTCAAAGCCAATACCTGTTTCTACATCTACTGCTAATTCAGTTCCGTTATTTATTATCGAAAAATTTGATATTGTTATCATATATTATTTCAAAAAAAAAGGAGAAGAAGTTGATCTTCTTCCCCTTGATTATTAGGTTATTATTATTATACTGGTGATGCTGGAACTGTTATAGATCCATCAACAGCTGTAGTTATACTTGCTAAGATATCAACAGCTACTGCACTTGCTCCTGCTGGATTAGTAAAGATCGTCAGCACTTTATATTGTCTTTCAACAATTGTTGATGTCCGAGGAGCGTAATATATGATATTAATTGTATCATAAGTTGATGCAGCAAGTGCATAATATGGAGTATCAAAATTTGCAGGATAACCTACTTCTCTTGCTGGGTCATATTTCATACCTTTAACAAACCATTCATAATTAACAGCATGTTTTCCAGTTCCCATTCCAGGATTAGGTTGAATAGTAGTAGCTACTGTAATTAATCCAAGGTTTTGAGATACAACAGTTAAACTGAATGCATTAGAGAATGATTTAGCATAAGCATCGAATTCAATTTGTTTTGCGATAATTTTACCAGCAACAACATTTTGAAATTTACCTACTACAGTTACTGTATTAGTTAAAGTACTAACTACAAATTCAGAGTTGCCTCTTTTAGTTACATTTCTTTGAAGAGCTAAAGCTAATCCTGTAGCAATTGTAGTAGTTGTATCTGCAGTAGTTGCTACATAATAGCCTGAAATTACAGCAAAATTCTCAGGAGACAAAGTCCCACCATCATTATACAGTCTAATTTCAGCTACATAAGTAACCTCTCCGGTAGTAACTGTAGGAATAGATCCTACTGTAAATACAACGGTTTTTTGTGTCTCAGCAACATAATCTCTTGCAGTAACTCTTTCAATATACTTAGGGTTGATTGTATCAGAGAATTCATAATCTAATCCTTTAAGAGGATCTCCGCCTGTTGCTTGATATACTTTAAAAGGTACATTAGCAGCTACAGGATTTCCGTCGTAAGAGAAGCATTGAACTTCTCCTTCAAGAGCACTTGTGATAAAAGATTGTACTGACGTCAATACAGGTACTGTTGTAGCATTTCCAATGATAACCTCACCGACTTGATTTGGTCCAAACATAGTTTATTTAATTTAATTTTATATTAATTATTCATTTCTTTGATCGAGTTGAATCTTTGATTCAAGATTCGATACTTTATAGTCACGTAAGGCCAATTGAACCGAACGATCAATTATTTCTCTTTGAATTTCTTCTTCGAGTTCACATGGTGTATTTGCTGTAATTCCGTCTATTGATAGTCCTTCTCCAGGGAATGCCGTGGTTAAATCAGTTAACACTATTGGCAATGGATACTTAATGTATCTCAATCTATATTCTGTAATATTGTAAGGACTTACTAATTCGACAACTTTACTGCCATTCAATTTAGAATAATCTAATCTCCAAACGTGATCAGCATCTGGTTTCTTAAATGGATTCTTATATTGAACATTAAATTCATCATGGGTCTTTGGAATAACATCAATCTGCTTACCGTCTAAACAATCGTCAGAGTCTACTAAAGCAACCTCACTTACGATTACAAATACATTATTAGGTATTGTAAAAATCTGTGAATCTTTAGTAATGTTTGCACCAGTATTAACTAATTTAGTTGTAGAAAGGTGGTTGACTAATAACTGTTTTAAATCGACTCTTCTTTTTTCAGAACCTTCGAAACCGTCATTATATTTATTACCTAAAGGGTTATACTTATTTTTAATAAGCTCTAACTGAGCTTTAGTAAAATATACTGACATCTCATAATCATCAATTGATGGAGCAGACATTGTCGCTATCGCATTGTAATGAATAAGAAACTCGTTCTTTAATTCTTGATTAGTCATATTTATTTATCGTTTAAAATCTTAGCTTCAATGAAGCTTCTAACGTCTTGATGTTTTGGATTATCCAAATAAAGTATTGCATTATCAAATGTAGGCACTTGGCTATTCTCACATAATTCTAATCCGTCTATGGTTCTATATTTATTACCATTTTTAATGATAATGCCTTTTTCTTCAGCTGAGTGGAATAGTAATTTTGTCTCTAGTCTAGAGTCTTCTAATAAAGCAATAAATGCTTTTGGTTTTTCATCAACGAACTCTTCTACTTTGGTTTGTATCCATTTCAGAGGTGAGTCTTTTGATATTGGTTTATTTGTAAGTAACTTAAGAATTCCAAGAAGCTTATCTTTATCGTCTTCAATTTTACCGTAAAGTTTGAAAGCATTTTTCTTGTAGTCTAAGCCAATTTTCTTTTCATCTAATTCATCATTATCTGATGTTATTACAAATTTATATGTTTGTCTTTCATTTCTTTCAGACCATGTTTTTGCGATATCATCTTTTAAATACATTAATATTTTATAAGATATGTAATCCATTGGATTAGATAAATTAAATCTATTATCGTCCTTATATAGTGATACGAAATGTTCTGTCCAAAAAGTTCCATAAACAGATAAGTCTAACCCAGTAAGGTTTTCTAACGTCTCTTTCTCTTCTTTAGTAAGAACATTAGCAATTGAGCCATTTCTTAATAGTGGTGTAGAGAATCTATTTACCGCTCCTTGTAACATTCCTCCTGCAATAACGTGATCTTCATTAACACCTGAAGCCATTCCTTTTCTTCTGCGAATATATTTAACTAAAATCTCTTTGTTAGGTAGTTCAAATTTACTCACTTTTTCTTTAACATCTTCTTTTCCCATTTTCTTCTCCCTTTAAATTTTTAAAAAAAAGTGGATGATTTTATTAAGGCTCATCCACAAAAAGCCCTTTTTATATTATTCTAATATTGATGGTTTCAATGTTAGGGTTCTACTAGGATCCTTAACCATTGCTCCTGTACCACACATTGCTGTCATAGTAGCAGAATCTTCCATGTGTTGCATAATACCACCTCTACGTCCAGAGAATGGATCTCTAATACCAGCTAAGTATCCACGTAACTCATCGTCACCTTTAACTTTAATTTTTTGGATATTAGGCTCTTCCATTGAACCGATATACAAGATATCGTATCTGTAAGATTCAGCTACACCACCATCTGGGTGAAGAACTTTGTTTCTAACTTTGTCATCATACATTGGATCTACTTCCAACATAATATGAATATTGTTAGGTGCTTTCCACTCTGTGAATTGGAATCCTGCTACAAATGCATTATCATGAAATTTAGAAGAAACTCCTTTGATTGCATTTTGATTGGTATTGTCAAACAAAGTTTTCCAGCCTGAAGCAGCTACTGTAGCAGCTCTGTTGAACTGAGCAGCACCTCTTTCTCCGGTTCTCATCATGAACTTTCTTTCGCCCCAATCTAATTTACCTTCTGACAATTCAGACAATACATCTTCTAAAAGACGAATTGAGAATTTGTTATAAGTAATAGTATTAGAAACTTCCATTTGTTCTCTGATTCCAGAACCTGCTTTGATTTCAATGTTTGCATTACCTTTATTCAAGTAACGTCCTTTTTCATCACGGTTAGTTCTACCAAACATGATAGTACGCGATTTAATACGAGAAAATGCTTTTTCAAATTGCCAATATACTTCTTGCATCCAAGTAGTAGACTTGTGAACTTTACCTGTGTTAGGATCTCTTGTTTCGATACCTGCAAAATAAACAGGCTCTACTTTACAAC